CTGGTTGTTGCATTGCCTGTTCAGCTTCCGCTTGTTGTTGGATAAGTTCTTGTGTTTGTTGAACAATGATAGCTCGTTCTTCTTCACTATTAGTTAAGTCCGCAGGTATACCAAGTTTTTCTGCAATGTAATCTGCCATCTTACCAATTTTTAAAATGGTTTGTCCTTCAGGACCGAGTTGTGCAACGATTTGAGCAAACTGTATTACATTGTTAATGTCTTGATTGTTTTGTGATTGAGCAATCGGACTAACAGGTTTGATCTTAACTTCTAAACCATTGACTTTTAAAGGTAGCTCAATCAAGTTTTGAGCATCCATAATCTGTAAAGTTCTTTGTACAATCGGTGTCATTACCTCAGTAATTAAACGACCAAACGCACTACCTAAATTCTGTGCGAGTTCTTGAATACGCTGTTGTATTTCAGTTGCACTTCGTGCTGACATATCATCTCTTGGGATAGATTCATCTAACAATATTTTCTTGATTGACATTTGTAATTGGTCAATCACAATTTGTGATAACTGTGGATCACCACTACGAGATAAAGGTCTTAGACTTTCACCTTGTGGTCCACCATTTCTAGCCACAGGTATAATTGCACCTGGCTTCAATACTACGGTATTTGGATTAAGTACCCCATCATCTGCTGCGGTATATACACCTGCAATAGATAATGATGCGTTTTTCAATAATAATTCTTTGGTTTTATTTAAAGTTTTGATATCAGGTATTGCCACCGTTAATGGTCCACGACCATAGACTTCGCCTGCGGCTTTCATATATCTGGATACTACCCAAGGACTGTATTTCATTTTACGATCTAATAATTCAAATTTTTCTTGCTGATATATAATTTGATAATGATAATGACCTGTTTCTAAATCTTTAATCGTAGATTCTAAAAAATCTATTTCTTCGATTGGGTTGTCTTTTACTTTTTGTTTTAAAGTTTCATTAAGTTTAGCGTCAGGAAACTGTATTAAAATTTGTTCTGCTTTTAGTCTAAGTCTGCGATAGACATTTTCTACCTGACCATTTGCACCTTCTTCAAAACAAACTAAATACATTGGAATAGAAGTATAGCGAATTGGTGTCATCTCATCGCCTTCTTGAATTAACATTACACCTGTGCCTACACAAAGATCTAATAAAAATTCACCCATTGCTAAATCAAAGTTAGAAGTACGAATGACACTAAACATTTTATCTAAGTAAGCATCTAAGACTTCTTGTACTTCACCTTTATTTTTGTCTGGAATATCATTACCAGGTTCTAATCTGCACCAGTTAGTTTGTGGCGGAAATAAACCTGATTGTATTCTATTGGCAAATCGCTGTGTTGAACTAATCGCTGTGCTATCAAATACATCTGCCATTTTGTTTTGACCAACCGTCTTACCTTCAAAATAACCTTCATATAAGTTACGGTTCGGCAAAGCAAAACGATAACAATCTTCATAGACAGATTCCCATTGATCTTTGCGTACTTTTGCTGCGTTAAAGCGTTTAATAATTTGATTGACTGGTACTTTTGCCATTATGTTTTCCTCGTTAAATCAGCATCTGCTTTTCTTGCACCACCTTTACCTGTCACAAAAGATCGTACTCTACCCATTGCCCAAGCGTGTGCAGACACACCACGACTACCTGATGAATAATAGGCACCCAGTCCACGCTTATACACTTTATCAAGTGTGGATTTACTGAATTTAGCAGTATAACTACTTGGGTATTTACCTGCCACCTGCTCTCTCCTTGCTAATTTGATCCATCATCTCTGCTGATAATAAACCTTTACGGTACAATCGTCTAGTGCGTAAGATTTCACTCTCACGCTTAGATTTGTTTTTGGCTCCTGCTAAATACTTTAAAGGTACACCCTTCTTAGATTTAGGTACAGGCTTAAACTTGCGTTTCATTTTTTGCCTGGCTTTTTACCGCCACCATATCCTTTCTTCTTTTTCATTACTTGCCCTTCTTCTTTTTAAAGTTGTCTTTCATACCGCCCATTACAAACTTGCCGCCAGTGTCTTTTGCATAACCTTTGGCTTGAGCAATCCCTTTACCTGTATACGGAAACATTTTTGATTTCCCATCTTTACCTATAACTTTTGGCATACATCCTCCTATACTCTGTATCTTGCACCTGTCATTTGAAATAATGTAGCTCGCCTTTGAGCCGCAGCTCGTCTAGCTTGCATACGCTTGCGTTCTTCAATTCTAGTTTGTGTTTCTGCTAGCTTTTCTTTCGCTACCCTCTCTCTTTCAATCGCTTCCTTTTCCTCCAACGCAAACTTTTCTTTTGCTAAATCATCTTGGGTTGGAGCTAAAGTTTCACCTTTAAATTCTTCACCCACAATTTCTTTGTATTCTTTTGCCGCAGCATAACTTACAGGAGATGGTCCACCACCAAAGGCACGCTGTCTTGGTTGATAAAATCCCTTGCTGCTACCAGGCGGAGAGATCATCTCAAAAAATGTATCAAAGGGTGATCGTGGTGGCCTTCTGCCTGATATCATAATTTAACCTAGCGTATCGCTTTGTTGTCCTAAACCAATCTCTGGTGTTTCTCTTTCTGCTAGCAACATACGCTTACCGCCATATCTGGCTCGTCTTTTGCGTTCTTGCAATGATTTCATTTCACGCAGTTTCTTTGCTTCTTCAGTTTCTGCTTGTTCTGCTAACAATGCTTTCTGTTCTGCTTGTGCAACTCTAGCTTCTTCTTCAGCTTTTAACTGTTCTGGACTTGGACCTGGAATCTTTGGTTTAGATAATATACCACCCATCATTTGCTCCTAATAAATTTTTGCATACATCACATAATCTTGTTTGTCGTGTCCAAACTGTTTCATTAGACCTTCGTACTTGAATTGTAATACAGATGCCCAGTTGTTTGCAACTTTGTTACTAGCTAAAACAGTCACTTGAATACGGTGTGCTGCTAGGTACTTTGCACCCCATTCAATCACAAACTTAGCAGTTCTGGTGGTAGCTACTGGATATTTATTAAATAACTGACTACCCAAACACCACGCTTCGTACACACCAGGTACCACTTGAGCAAACCCCCAGCACGCTGCAATCTGTTCATTGTAGATAATAGTAATTGCTGGACCAACAGCTTGTAGGCTTTCCACATATGCTACTGTGGCATCATAACTTTCAAAATAACTTTCATCTAAAGCACGATAATCTAAATGATATGCATCATTATTGGTGTAATCTCGGTAAACAATTCTTTCATTGCGGTTTAAACTGTTGTAAAATTCTACTAATCCTATAGGGTTTTGCGAGGTTTTTGACACCCCTCTTTTACCTCGCATCTCTTTAGAATACACTAAAGTCCACCTTCGCTACGGTTTGTTGTACTTGATTAAACTGTGCATTTTTACGAGTTAAGATTCGGTGTTCACCACCACCCAACATCAAATAACCAAACGCATCACCAATGTGTGAGAAATTATTTTTAAATGGTACATCTTTAAAGCGTTCTTGCCCTGCACCAATCGCTTCACGCTTAAAATAATACCCACCTGCCAATGCTTTTCGTAACATTGAACAGCTTTTATTCACAATCAATCCTGCTTTACCACCAATCAATCGGTTCATTGGCATTGCACCTGCTTCTCTACGCACCTTAAAGTCGTTACTCACCGTTGGCCTAGCGTTCATTCCTTGTGTTTTGAGATGGTCAAATGCTGTCACCTCAAAGATTTCATCTCGTTTGCTACCTGCTGGATCACCCCAGATCTTAATATCTTTAGCATTTGGAAACATTTTATTGATTTCAATCTTGAGCTGTGTGGTAAATCGTTCTAATCCCATATCAAAAGTTACCAGTTCGTGCAGAATATGCCAACGACCATTATCCAATCGCTGACCAAACACTGCCGCAGGTGTCAAACCAAAGTCCAAGCCGATTTGGACTGGATACTCAGGCAGATATTCAATTTCCTCACTCATCAGCGAATCTGTGTACTCCTGCCAAACGGCTCGTCCTTCTTGCACAAAGACATATTCGCCACCAGCATAGCAACGAATCCAGTCTAAGTTTTTTCCTCCAAGCATTTGTTCGTAGTAACCCTCGGTTAGATTATCAATGTTCTCTGCTCGGTCATTGATCGCCCAGTATTTACCACCAGCAAAAATCGCATCCTCATATTGTGCATCTACTTCTTTCACCCCACCAGGTTGCTTATAAAACTTCCAAGCATACTTGCCTTTCATCTTTTCTTTTTCTGCTAATCTGTGCCACCAATGGTCATCATCAGGTGGGTTTGTGTCCATAATGATAAAACGATGCTGACAACCACCGTGTGCTTTGGTTGGATAACGACCAACCCTATGTGTTAAACCATCAATGACCGCCTTCGGCAGTTCTCTGGCTTCATTTACCCAGGCACCAGTCAGTTCCAAAGATAGCAACTTACGCACATCTTTAGGTGTATCTAATGCTAAAAAGATCACTTCCATATCCAATCCTGCTAATTTTCCTTTGGGTGGTAACTGAATATGGTGTGTTAGTGGTGGTGACCAACGCATCGGTCCCCAAGTGGCTTCATCAAATATTTCTAACCAAGTCTTAATCGTAGTGGTTCTTAGTTCTGGATAAGAATTACGCACAATTACAAACCTACTGTGGCGAGTGTTGTCCAGTGGTGATACTGGTTGTTGTAATGCACGCAACATTATCTCAGATGCACAAGCATAAGACTTACCACTACCTACAGGTCCCATCAAACCACGCACAAAAGACTGGTCATTTAGGAACTTCCAAATGGTAGGACTTTTACTAAAGTCTAGGTTCAACGCAGTAATATCAGATTGTTTATGCTGATTGGTCTTGCGTTTAGATAAATCGGTACTACCTTTTACTCTCGCCATTATAAATTATATTCCTTAATTGCTTCAATCCACGCATTGGGAATGTTTATCATTGCATTATATTCATCATCTGATTTAGTACAAGCTAATAATATTCTTTCTTTGTTTTGATCTACTAAATGACCAACTGATATGCACTTATCTAGTTTACAGTTTTTTCTAGCATCTTCTTGTGAAGTCCAACCATTTTCTGCTACCGCATCATACCAAATAACTAAAGTAATCTTAATCTTCTGTTTCGGTTTCCTCATCATCATTTTTTTCTCTTACCTCATATACCGTTTCTGGTCCAGATATGTTGATGCCTAATACGGATGGTCTGTTTTGTGCAGTATCAACATTTAGCATACCGTAGTGTTTTGCCAATAAGCGTAGTGCTGCAATCTTATCGTACATCTCAACTTCTAATTGGTTGCCGTATTTGGTTGGTGTGACCTTCATTTTCTTGATTCCACGCCTAGCTTTCTCAGGTATCTGGTCTGATGCAAGCATTGTGGTGC